AATGGCAACACTAACAGTACAGACATCAGATTTTGACGGAGTAGTACCGGTGTACAACGTGGCCGATGTAGCCGGTGACGAGTTTATAAATGATGGCAATACCTTTATCTATGTAAAAAATGGCGTTACAGCCGTTAATATCACCGTTACAGCGCAAACAACAACGGCCAACAAAAGCGGTTTCGGAGATATAGCCGTGACTGATACGGTCGTTAACGTAGCAGACGGAGCGGAAACAATAATCGGGCCGTTCCCACAGGTGCGGTTCAATGATAAAGCGACCGGCAGAGTTGAGTTGTCTTATGATGACGCCAGCAATGTCACGTTAGCAGTAGTAAGTATCGGACGATAAAACGAACAAAAGGGGTTCAAAAATGAAGTTAAATATTTGCGGTGTTGAGGTAGTAGCAAAAAACACGTTTGAAGTGATAGACAAGATGGAGCAAGAACTAGGATCCGATTTGTTTAGCTACTTAAACTCAAAAACAGGAGACGTGCCACAATTTAAGGTGACGGAGCTGTTTTTTATTTTAAAGACGGCATGTGATGGTTCAGTTAAAGATGACGAGCTTAAAGAATGGATCGCAAATTCACGACTCAAAGCCTTAGAGTTTAGTATCAAGTATCTTAGTTTTTGTGCTGGTATAGATACTGAAGACGAAAAAAAAACAGACCAAAAATAGAGAAACAGGTTTTTAAGGCACCTATAGACACAATCCATGCACGCCAATTCTGTATGGGGGTTTTGTGTTGGTCACCCTCAGACTTTTATAGTGCAAGCGTTAGCGATTACCGGCATGCATTTGTCGGATATTGCCTATCCAATGGAATCGAAACACTAAAAAATGATACTATAACAAAAGAACGGATCGATAAGTTAAAAGAAAGGTTCCCAGATAAATGAGCAACACACTGGACCAGTTAAAAATTGTCATTGAGGTTGATACCCGAAAACTTAATGAATCATTGGCTAAAGCTAAACAAGCGATCACCAATACGACAAACGTTATAAACAAGCAGACGACTATCATCAATCAGTCATATAAGAAAACGCAGACGGTGATATCTAATACGTCAAACGTTATGGCGAACCAGACAAACATCATCAAAGACTCATTTAATAAGACTAAGAAATCGTCAAAAGATGCGGCGGATGAAATAAAAAAGAACACGTCGATTATGGAGCGTGCATTTAAAGCCCTTAAAGTATCAATTGCGGCAATAGGTGCGTATTTAACGTTGCGCTTTGTCAAGCAAGTAACAACAGCAATAGTCAAAACAACGGCGCATTTTGAACAGTTGAGAGTCAGTCTCAAAGTTTTGACCGGCGATGTAGCTACAGCTGGAATAGCATTTGAACAGATGGCAAAGTTTGCCGCTACTACTCCATTCGCGCTAGGTGAAGTCGTAGACATGGGAAAACGGTTACTTTCCAGTAATGTTCAGCTACAAGACCTCAACCGTACGATGCGATTACTCGGTGACTTGGCCGCCGGTGTAGGAAAAGAAAAGCTGCCGCAAATATTACTTGCATTTCAGCAGGTAAAAAGTGCCGGCCGGTTAATGGGTACCGAATTGAAACAGTTTAGAGATACTACAATCAATTTGTCGCAAGCATTAGCGGACGAACTAGGCAAGGACGTATCACAGATTGAGCGCTTGGTATCAGCTGGCTTAATTTCATTTAGTGACGTAGAAAAAGCCTTAACACGAATGACCTCAAAAGGTGGCCGATTTTATAGAGCCACAGAGGAGCTATCGCAAACGCTTGGCGGTTTATGGTCAACAACACGTGGCGAAATTGAGATGACGATGGAGATGATTGGAACCTCAATTACTGAAATGATCCGGCTAAAAGGGGTTCTAAAGACTATCAACGAGGCATTGTCTAACTATAACAAAAACAGGAAATTGGCAAAAATAGAAGGACAGGAAAAGGAAATCAAACGGTTTATGGCAATTTTTGCTTGGTGGGATAAACAGCGAGGCAAAGGCGCGCCTCAGATGCTGCCATCGGAAAAGCAGATGCAAGAAACAAAGAAAAGATTACAAGTGTTAGTATCTGAATATAAACAATCCGGGAATGACATCGTTGCGTTTTATAGGACGTTAACAACACAGGAACAAGCCATGATGAGGCAATTGTTTGAGAATGTGAACTTTTTAGGCCAGACACGGACCGAGATACTAGAAAAAGAGACCGAGGCGATAAACAAACAAAACGAAGTATTGAACGCCCAGATCCTACGAGTAAAGAAGCAAAAAGTATTTTTTGAGGACTTAGAGGAAACTATAACTATCAGCACGAACAAGTGGGCCGATAATCTAACAGACAAATTGATGGAAGGTCAGAACGCTTTTAAGGCACTGGGCGATGTGGCGTTATCGGTTATTAATGAAATAGCAGCCGCGGCATTGAAAACAAACGTTGTCACGCCGTTAATTGGTGGCGTAATGGAAGCAATCGGCATTAGCACAGGAACTCAGGCGGATAAAGTTGCAGGACTTGAGGGCCAGAAGCGCGCCGGCGGTGGGTCAGTAAGCACGAAACAAGCCTACATGGTAGGCGAAAACGGGCCGGAGATGTTCATTCCAAATACACAGGGCCGAATAGTACCGAATAGCCAAGTCAAAGGCCAAAGCGGAGGAAGTCAAAACGTAGTAATTAATCAGAATTTTAATATTGCAACAGGGGCCGAAATTAATGCAATCGATGAAAGAATAAGACAAGCGGCGCCCATAATCTCAGCTCAAGCAGCTAGTGGCGTAGTCGAAAATATAAGACGAGGTGGGCCAATGTCAAAACTAGTAGGAGTTAGAGCATAATGACACCGTTACAATTACCAAGCTATCCCGGATTTTTAAGTAGCAATTTTTACTTGAGGGCAAACACTTTTACATTTGAAAGCCCATTCAGCAGAACAACGCAAAGGATCAAAAGCAGTCCGGGGCTATGGATGGCGACTTATGTTCTACCAGCAATGGACAGAGAGACGGCCGGAGTATGGCAGGCGTTTTTTTTAAAGTTAGAAGGGCAGCTAAACGAATTCTACGCATTTGATCCAGAGAACAAAAAGACAATCGGAACAGGGGCCGGGGATCCTTTAGTCAATGGAGCAAGTCAGACAGGGTCAAGTCTAGTGACGAATGGATGGAGTGCGGATCAATTAGTACTTGCGCCCGGTGATTATTTTGAAGTTGGGGGAGAGTTAAAGCAGGTAACAGATAACATTTACAGTGACGGTTCAGGGAATGCGACGATCACCTTTCAGCCAGCTATCAGGACAAGCCCAGCCGACGGTGCAGGAATAACAACAAAAGCAAACGGCACGCCAACGTGTCGTATGTTTGTAACCTCAGACACAGCCGGGAACTTTATGACGACAAGGACAAGCTACAGCCAATCAATGACATTTTCAGCTATGGAATCCGTCACATGACAAGAGACATGACGCCGGCAAACATTGCCGCAAGTAAAGAACAGCAAGTATATGCAATCACAATGGCCGAGTTAAAGCTCGATAGTGGTGATATAAACGTACACACAAGCATCGGGCCAATTGATTTTAACGGCACAATATACCAAGGCATCGGCGACTTTGGCGACGTTTCAGAAATAGAGGAAAACATCGAGACCAGCGCATCTAGCGTTGATTTGAGTTTGAGCGGAATAAATAACGCGTATGTAAGTGTTGCGCTAAACGAAAACTATCAGGGCCGAGAAGTGAATTTGTATATCGGGTTAATAGACATAGCCTCAAACTTACTGATTGCAGATCCGACGTTAATATTCAGGGGCGATATTAACTCGATGAATGTCCAAGTAGGAGAGACGACGACCGTCACCGTGAACGTGACGAACAAGCTGGTTAATTGGCAAAAAGTAGAGGCGAGGCGATACACGGACGCAGACCATCGATCACGGTTCCCAGATGATGGGTTTTTTAAGTATGTTGACGAGCTAGAAGAGCGTGAGATTTTATGGAACAAATAACATGATATTTATTGATAAAGTGCAACTAACGAGAGAATATGTAGAAAGGAACGCAGAGACGCCGTTTGAATGGGGCGTTTTTGATTGTGGCCTTTTTGTACTGGGGTATCTCAAAGAAGTGCAAGGCATAGACTTAATTGAAAAATATAGCCTATCCTATACTACGGAGTTAGGAAGCAAGCGAGCGGTCAAAAAGTATGGGTTCGATACACTTGAAGAACTAGTCGACTCAGAATTTGAGAGGGCAGACCGTCCGAAGCGTGGCGATTTAGCGTGCTATGAGGGAGCGCTTGGTATTTGTATGGATCAAGTCTGTGTTTTCTTAAATATAGACTCAAACTATGTTTTTATTCCTAACGGACAAGTTAGCCAATTTTGGGGGGTACAATGCCACAAGCAATCCCAGCAATAGCGGCCGTTGTAGTTAAGGAAGCGTTAATAAAAGCTGGATTTAATGTGATTACGGCAGCACTTGTTGCATTAGCCGTTCAGACTATTGTTGCGAATGCAGTCAGTACTATTTTTGGATTAGGTCAAGCCAGCTCAAACATGGCCGGAATCTTAGCCAATAGATTTAGTAACTTGAACAGTCAGGTAATTGTGTACGGCACTCGTAGAGTAGGGGGTCAGGTAGTACAAGCAACCACTACCGGAAAAAATAACAAGAACTATCACCAAGTTTTGAACATAGCAGCCCATCCAGTAACAGCTATAAAAAACTTGTATTGGGGCGATCAGAAACTAGAGTTAACCTTAACAGGTAATAGCTTCAGCGTGCCGAAGTATACTGTGATAAAGAAGAAGGTGCTTGCGCCCGGTGCAGTAGAGATAGAATCGGTTAGTACTTTTACAGGTGCCATTTTTGACGGCACTCAGACCAGTCTATACCCAGAACTAAAAACTATCGGGTTTAGTGATACTGATTACGGAAATCAGATGTCATATATTTATTACAAATTAATATACGACAAAGAAAAGATGACAGAGACAAAGCCTTTGACTGTAGTAGTTGAAGGGAAAAAGATATACGATCCACGGACAGGGCTAACCGAGTTTAGCAACAACCCAGCGCTAGTTGTTCGAGATTATTTAACGGAAAAACTCGGATTTGGTGCAAGTGATGCAGACATAGACGAGGCCTCAGTGATAGCCGCCGCCGATATATGCGACGAATTAGTACAGCGACAAGATGGCTCATTTATGAAGCGTTACACGTGCGATGCAGTCGTCAATCTAGCAGACCAAAAGGCCGGAATTTTAGAGCAGTTATCCAACAGCATGGCCGGTGCCGTAACATATAGTCAAGGCAAGTTTTTCATTTATGCCGGCGCATATACAACGCCGACGGTATCACTCACGACAGACGACATCGTGGGGCCGATAAACGTGTCCACTAAACAAAGCATCAGCGATACTGTAAACACAGTTAAAGGCGTGTATCTGGAAACCTCACAGAATTACGTTTTAACTAACTTTTTACCGATAAAAAATGATCAGTATATAGCCGAGGATGGAGGCGTTGAACGTGTCCGAGAGATTAGTTTAACAAGTACAGCAGACCAAGAACGTGCGCAACGTATTGCAAAAATAATCCTAGAAAAAAACAGGCAGAGTATAACTTGTAATTTTGTATGTAACTATTCAGCCCTAGAATTGAAAGTATGGGATACATTAAATCTAACCGTCGACTATCTAGGCTGGGCAAATAAAACGTTTCGCATTGTTGGCTGGAACCTTGCACCACAGGGCGAAGGTATCCAGTTAGCCTTAGCAGAAGAAGCGCCCGGCATTTATGATTGGAATAGCGGCGATGCAACCGTGGGGGATTTAGCGCCTAACACGACATTGCCGGATCCGTTTGATGTTAGCCCACCGGGAGTGCCACTAGTATCAAGCAATCTATACAGCACAACAAAGCCCGGCGGAATAAAGGCCAGCGCATTAGTAGCATGGAACGAAAGCGAAAGCGGATTCGTGCTTTTTTATCAATTAGAATATAAGCTAACGACGGCGACAAATTATGTGGTCCAGAGTATATATAACGGACAAACGGCCGAAGTTTTTGACCTTGAACCTGGAACTTATGAATTTAGAATCAAAGCAATCAACACCATCGGCGCTAGTAGTGAATATGCCAGCTCATTTTATGAAATATACGGACTACTTGAGCCACCATCAGATGTTCAGAATTTTAGCGTTAATGTAATCGATAATAACGCCCATTTAAACTGGAACCTTGTACCAGATTTAGACGTTATAAATGGGGGCAGTTATATAATTAAACACAATAAAGACATAAACAGTTTAAATTGGGGGGCCGGTGTAAACGTGGCCAAAGTCTCAGGAAAAACAGATCATGTAGTCGTGCCTGCTATGACCGGGAACTACTTAATCAAGGCAGAAGATAGTAGCGGTATCGTGTCAGTTAATGTAGCTAGCGTCTATGGAGTAGTGCCAGAGGGAAGCAATCTTAATCTGGCAGTATTAGACCAAGAGGATCCGAACTTTACAGGCCAAAAGACAAATATGGCCGTTTTGAGTAACGCCTTACAGCTTGGAGGGATTTTGTTTGATGATGCAGTCGGATTGTTTGATGACAGCCCAAACGATTTCGATTATGGACAAAACGGATACGCTCTATCCGGTGAGTATCTATTCGATAACTATGTTGACTTAACATTCGTAACAACGGCACGGCTCAGCGCAAACATTGAATCAAACATATTCGGTGCCGGGTTTTTCTTTGATGATGCCCAAGGCTTATTTGATAGCAGGCAAGGGCTATTTGACGGAGAGGAAGTAACCGGAGTAACTGTAAAGCTATTTATAAGAAAAACAAACGATGATCCAGCAGGTACGCCGACATGGTCAAACTGGCAGGAGTTTTATGTAGGCGACTATACCGGCCGAGCCTTTGAATTTAAGATAGAAGTCGAAAGCGAGTCAAAAGACTTGAACGTTGCGATTACCGAGCTTGAAGTCTCAGTGTTTATGTTTGATCGTGTTGAGGTTGGTAACTTAATAACAAGTGCCGCCGGATTTACTACTATCAACTATGGCAACCAATATTTTAGCGCACCGATACCGAACGCTACGATCATAGCTGGCGTTAGTGGCGACTATGCTATAATTCAAAATGAGACAACGACAAGTTTTGATTTAGCGGTCAGAGACAGTCTAGGGGCGTTTAAATCGGTTAATACTAACTGGATCAGTAAAGGATATTAAAAAGGGAGAAAAATGGCACAGAACGACTTAATCATCAGCAATCAATTATTCCCAGCAACACGGCAAGATATCAACGACGCGTTCGAGTCAGTAGCGACACAGCAAAGCGGAGCGACAGAGCCGTCAACGAAATACCCCTATCAGACCTATGCAGACACAACAAACGGAGTACTGAAACGCCGTAACAGTTTAAACACGGACTATCTGATCCGGGATACCTTAAGCGATACACTCGTGGATGCGAAGACCACAACATACACAGTAATAGCGAGCGATTTTTCGAAATTTTTGACACTAGACACGACCACAGGCGATGCTACGATCAACCTACCGCCAGCATCAACCGTTGGGGCCGGATTCTATATAGACTTTCAAAAAATAGTAAATATCAACGAAGTAATAATTGATCCAGACAGCACCGAAACGATCAACGGACAGAGTACGTACACAGTATATTGCAAAGACTCAGGCGGTCGGATTATTTGTAATGGTAGCAACTGGAATCTGTTGTTAACGCCAGGCCCGGTATTATACGAAACATCAGCCTTAGCCTCAGACGTTTTTAGGAACACAGTAGGTACAACGGCTGGTATTATAAGTATAGACACCCTACAAAATAGGAAGCTAAAAGTAATGGCAGTAATTAATTTTAGACAATCCCCATCATCTCTGCTTAGGTATGAAATAGATACAAATTTAGGTTCACCAATTTTCTTTAATCCAGAGTTAACTGTCACCGGTCTAGTTAATGCTAATAATAGGCTTACAGCAACCACAACGTGTGTTCAGATTGTAGATACCGGAGCGACTGCTTCAGGAATCACATTAGATATGGTTTTGCAGTCAGTTGGTACCGGTGCGTATACCTATGGAGACGGAACAACGCAACGTACATATTTGCAAGTGTCCGACATAAGCGATACACACAGGGCCGGAGACTTGGACGCCTAAAGGCTAAAAGATGAAAGTCACCAAGTCATTTAATATTCAAGACTTGGTAAGCCGGAAAACGTACAACATGTATCAAGCATCGAGCGTGCAGTTCCTCAGCTCATGCAGTGTCTATACGCTACAAGAGATTGCAGACTATTTTGGAAAACGTGTAATGGTCAACACGTGGGCCGATGGCGGTGAGTATCTATACCGTGGATTTAGGCACAAAGTGGACCACTACGGAAAAGAAGACAGCCAGCATTGTTTTGGCAGGGCCTTTGATTTTGTAGTGTGTGGATTAGATAGTCGGTCAGTATTCCAAGCTATAAAACGGCGAAGGGATGAGTTGTTCCCACTTATTGGCGCATTACACGGCACACCAGACAAAGTGCATTTTGATACACGGTTCACCGTTGATAATAAGTTGATTATTTTTTAGTTTTAAATTGTTATAATGGATTTATCGAGGGAATAAAAGCAAAAGGAATATAAACATGGACGAGATACTAACCATAGCGAACGTACTCCAAAAATTTAGCGACAACGGCCTATTGCTTTTATTGATTGGGTTAATAGTGGGAATACCGGCAGGAGTTGTTGTCATGATAAAAGGAACTGGATACGTTAAAGGCTTACTGAATCCATTAGAGGAAAAGATCAACGAGAAATTAAACTCACTTGAGTCAGACATCAAAGCACGGCTTGAAAAGGAAAGCGCAACAAACGCAGACCAACACAAAGAGATGCAAGCCATGGTAGACAACCGCATGAAGAATATCAAAAGCGAGATATTTGACCAGCTAGACAGGCACAAAGAGGAAAACGTACGCATATTCAATACATTGACTAGCAATCTAGACAACATCCAGAAGGCGTTGCTAGACATAGCACAAAAAACATCCGACTAATAACTAATAAGCAATAGGTGACGCTTCATCGTATTAATGGTGGCCTATTTACAAAAATATTAAACCGTGGTATAATCAAGCAAAGAGAAAAACGAGCTTGCTCATTTTTTCTTAATGACTTGATTATACTACAGGGTTTTTTAATTATTATAAAAGTCCTACATAAAAAAAAGAGAAAACGGTACACATCGTTTTTTTTTCTTTTTTTTCTCGGACTTGTTAATAGGTCTTATAGATAGACGTACCTACTAGGTGCCCACCGGCAGTAGTTAGGGGTTCACTTAACCGGTGGGGCTTGCGGTGTGAGGCAGCAAGCAATTTAAAGTATAGCAGAGGTTGGGTGTATAGTTGCGATACTGGTTGATTATATATATTATATGAGTTATAATATAGTGATGAGAGGTGATGTAATGATACAAAAAGCAATAGAGGCAATGCATGGAGATACTAGATACCGAATACTAAAAGAGGTGGCAGACGCTCAGAAAATAACTCCGACTGATTTGATAGCAAAGTTTAAGTTGACTCAACCGGCAGTTAGTAGGCAGATCGGGTTTTTAAGAAATGCACAATTGATAAAGTGTGAGAAGCACGGACGGAATCTATACTATTCAATCAATGAGTCAGGCATTAATGCGTTCATGACTAGGTTTAGATCGGAGTTTATACGGTAGCCATGAAAAAATTTATGTTGTATATGGGGATCAATCAAAATACAGAGCTAGTGACCAAGTTAATAACGCCAGAGGGTAAACGTGTTTATATAGACGCAATAAAGTTTGGTATTAGTGGATTGATTGACCATGTAGTATATCGTGACGGTATATGTGTAAATATGATTAAAATGGAGCGAGTGGAGGTGAGGCCCTATGAATAATAAAGAGTTATTTGTTAGTTATTGTCTGAAATTTGTCGGTGTTCCGTATAAGTGGGGCGGAGATGATCCAATACACGGATTTGATTGTTCAGGCGGTGTACAGGAGATATTAGCGGCCTTTGGGTGTGATCCTAACGGTGATCAGACATCAGATGCGTTATACCGTCATTTTAAAAAGGACGGCGCCGGGCATACTCACTTGGAC